GCCCGCAGACGACCGTCGTTCGACAACTTCTCGTCGGAGTCTCCCAACAAGGCGCCCAGGTGTTCCCGAAGTTCTTTGACCGCCTCCGGAGTCACTTGTTTGGCTCGGTGCGTGTTGAGAAAAGGACGAACCAACTCGCCGCCGGTGGGCTGCAAATAACCGTTGAAGTACAACCGACCACGAGAGTCAATCTGGGCGCGAACCTTGAAGGGTTTCTCCCGTCCGAGATGGTACAACGCGGTCTGCATCATCCCTTCGCCCATGTCTTGGCGCTTCAAGATTTCTTCGCGGAAACCGTTTATCGAGTCGTAGTACTCGGAATTACCGCGAGGATCCCGGAACCTCAACACACGATTCATGAACGGAGTGAACTCCGGGTCGACCTCGTATTGAAAAGCTTTGCCTTTGTTGATGAAATCGACTATGTCCCGGTCCATCAGCTCCGGGTCGAAATGTTTCGAAGCCGACGTGGTAACCGCTTTCTGGCCGGTCTTTTCGCCGAAAGGCGTGTAGAAATTAATATCACCTTTACGCAACACTAGGTCGTTGTCTTTGGAAACCGTTCCCAGTCGAAACCCGATGACTTGCTTCCGCTGCCGTTTCTGCAACTCCAGCATACGGGGGTCCAAAACAGTGACCTCTCGGGAGATCGTGTCTTTCCAACCACCTTGTGTGGGGCGGCGAGTGTCGACGTCGATGACGGACCGGCGGACGGTCGCGCGATTGTCCACACGGATCATTTTCGATTTCTTCATGAACTGCAAGAACTGAGAACCGACTTTGTGTTTGTCGGCCATGGTTGTCCCCAACCAAGGCAGCTTCCAACCGAACTCTTTGTGAAATTCCTCGCCGATTTTGATGGCTAAAGCGTCGTAATCCGTGGCCTGCCCCTCCGCCGCCAATTTCAGGGCTTTGGAGATGACCCGAACTTGCTCTTTCTCGTTGGGAACGACCTTGGAAAGAGCTTCGTCGCGCCAGTCTTTCCGAGACTTTCGAAGGTCAAACTCCAAACTCAGAATTTTGTTGAGCTGCTCTTTCTTTTGACGCTTGAATTGTTCAAAATGAGTTTCTTTCACACGACGCAGGTAACGGTCTTCAAAATCGTCCAGTTTTTCCCGAGTCTTCCGCCATTGCTTCATCCCCGGAACCACTTTTTCCACGGCGTTGGTCATTTTGGATTTCACCGTCAAGTCTTTGGAATCAAACAAAGTCAAAAAAGGAGAACGACCGGCCAACACGTGCTTGCGCGCCAAAGGACGACCGAACTTTTCTTCCCAGGAGTTTATGTACCGGGTGTCTTGTCGAAAATCTTTGACAATCCGGTCGAACGTGATTCGTTCGCCTTGGATGAACACCGAAGGCTCGTTCTCCGGATCGTAGGCGAACAGAACGTCTTTTCGACGAGAAGCTCGGTCCAAACGACGAGAAACGTTTGTCACCGAGAATTTCATTTCGTTTCGAAGGACGGAAGCCAAATTCTCCCAATCTTCTTTGGGTTCCTTGGCCTTTCGTTCCAAAACCACCCGAAGATTTTCGACCATTGTGGTTTGTTGATTCAAAGAAACTTTGTCATCCAGTTCCCGGACCAAACTTTCGATCCAGTCTTTCTGTTCCGAACTTAACAGTTTGGAGTTACGCATGTAATCCAAACGGTCTTGATGCAACTCAAAATCGGGGTTGTAATAAAGATTAGAACGAACTTCGCCCGTCCACGGGTCCTCCATTTGGTTTCGTTCGTCCAAGACGTCGTGCGTTCTTCGGCGAACAGATCTTTTACCGGACAGGGTGGTCCCTCGATAGTCGGTCAGACTCATAACCTGACCGGCGTTCGTTGCGTCGTCCAGGTACAAATCCCGAACGGCTTTTTTGTACTTGGGGTTGTTCAACAACTGACGTGTGTTCTTCGCCTCAATCAAAACATCTTCCGGTTTCCGACGAGTCTGAACTCGACCGAACACCGACTGCGCGGACTTGGTCTTCAGCTCTTTCAAGGCCAACGGCTTTCCGGCGGACGAAAAGAAATCTTTAACTTCCAAACCGCCGGATTCAAACAGCTTGACTCGGTCTTCCGACCCCAAGTGGTTTAATTTGACCTCGTGAGGTTGTCGTCCCAACCACGCGGAAAAACTCTCACGTTCCGAAGGCACCCCGTTCAAACGCGTTCTCGAAACTTTCTTGAGTTTGTTTCTTTTGAATCTTTCCCCGGAATCCTCCAACGCCAGCATCTCATCTCGAGATTTCAAAACGGGTACCAGAGAAGAACGACAGTTGAAGTGTCTGGGCGGAAACAAAGAAGTCTGGTCCGGCGACAGTATACGCCCGTCCTCGGCGGAACAAATCGAGGAGGTTTTCGCGTCCAGAATCGCGGTGTACTCAAACCCCTTGACCAACTCCGAATTACGACGAACGGTTTCCAACGCGGCTTGCGTCTCCGCTTGAGTCAAGGAAGTTCTCAACAAAGTTTTCGCGTGATGACCGGACAAGTCAACCGAACGCGTCACCTCGTTGATAATCTTGGAAAAAGAGCGACCCTCCGCGATCCCGTTCTTGATTATCGACTCGGCACGGTCTAAGGCGGACTTCCCTATCACTTTGTACTGAGCCTGCATCGGGAGTTTGTCGAAGATCTTAGTTTTGAGAAAGTTATCCGCCACTTTCCTTTTCGGCACGGAACGAAATTGGTAGAATTTACCGGCGGAAGCCCGCAAGTTATTCATCTGAAAGTCCACTTCATCCGAAACGAAACCGTGGACCCCTTTCACACCCAACCGGGTCATCTTCTTTTCGTAGGACTCGTAAAGCTCCGAAAGTTTGAATCTAATGTTCTTTCGCAGCGCGGAACGAACGGCCTTCTTGTGGTTTCTGACCAAATTTTCTTGTTCTTTCATCAGGTACTTCTCGTACCGACGAGTTTCCATATAATGCCGAACCGCCCTGTCGAAGAGCAACTGGTTTTCTGATTCCAATGACTGTGCGGTCATTTCAAACCTTTCTGATTATTTGAAAAAGCGGCCGATAAAGACTTTAACGGCCACAAAAGGCGGGAGCCAAACAAAAGGGAAAATCTTTTTGTAAGGATTTTCGATCAGCCACTGTTTGTAACGATTATCTATGTAAACTGATTTGTGCCGCAAAATCAAGTGCGGCGTCCCGTTTTCGGTTTTCACTCGATAAAACAAAGTTTTGAACGTGGCAACATCCCACCAAAATTTGACCCAACTGTGATCGGCCGCGATCCACGCGACCGTCAACGCGTAATCGTCGCAGTCACCTTCGGAAGTGACGGTCCAACCGTCGAGTTCGTCGGACCTGTACTCCCACTTGTTATTGAGTTCTTTCAACGAAAGTTTTTTCATTTCACTCAAGATCCTCCTCCAATTCTTGGTCATTTTGTTGAGTTTCGTAACCGGGGACCAAAGCGTCTTGCATAATTTCTTCGTAACCTTCTTCGTCGTCGTAGTCATTCGGCAACAAATCGTTTTGTTTCGCGACGTGAATAAACGAAGAACGAGGAATCAGCTTGGCGGTGTACCACTCGGTCACCAACCGCAACCAGTCGGCGCCCAACGGAGTCGGGTTGAAATCAGAAGACATGGTGAATTCCAAAGTATCCTTGTCGGGCAACTCACCGTATTGCCACCAAAGCATGGTGTCGATCACTTTGCGAACGGTACCGGACACCGCGGTGTTAACCATTCCGAGACGAGCGGTTTGGGAAGCGTTCCTGATCTCCAAAGCAACCCCCGACTGCGCGGTCTCCGGACTCATCATCCTCATGCCCATACGGGTCATTTCGCTGAGCGTCCCCTCTATGGATCGGTCGTAATCCGCCAAAGCGGACGTCGGCGGTTCGAGAACTCCGATTGAGTCCTCTTGATTCAGTTTCAACCAAGAACCCAGTCCCGCCTGCGTCACGCACTCAAACTCCTCCTCGCTCATAGAAGAAGCAATCCAAGGTGTGTAAGTACCGGCGCCCAACAGAAGATGGTTACGCCGAGAAATCTTGTTGTACAGCGCAATTTCTCGTGTGACCAAAGGCTGCAGAATTGGCTCTTCGTACTCAAGAGAACCGTTCACCGGAAACACAGGTATAAAGTTAAATTTTTGGCCGTACGCCGTAGGGGTGGCGTCTCGTTCAACGTCGTGTCGCCACCCGGAATGTTGGGTATGCCGCGGATAAACGGGCTCGCCGTTCCTGTATTCTGTATCGTCGGACGAACCTTTGGTGTAGAATTTGACTTGATAAACCCCGTATTCGTCCAAAAAATGATCGGCCAAAGTGTGAACTGGTTCTTCCTGAGCCGTTTCGTTATTTAGAACAAAATCTACAAAACGAAATTGAATTCGATTCAGCACGGGATTTCCGGTACGCGGGTGCGGTCCGACGATCCAGTTGGTAACCTGCTCGGCTCTCCACAAAACCGGATAAGGCCGCACTACGGCGCGTTCTTCCGCCGTCAAAGCGTTTATATCCACGTTCGGGAAGTCCACGGAGATCCAACCTCCGGAGGTTGAAATTTCTTCCCACAAAATTTTTTGAAGGAAAGAATACAAGGTGTTGTTTTCGGAGGTAAACGCGTTAAAAATCCAATAACTGGCGTCTTCTTTCACCGACTCCGGTAGTTGTAGCGAAGGCTCTTTTCGCAGAATCCCGTCAACCAGGATGCGCGCGTACTGAGAAACCAAACCGGGAAGCTCCGCTTCGGCTTTGTAAAAATTGTATTGTTCTTGACTCATCTTCGGGGAAAAAGGAATCAGAAGATTTTTGTACTCGGAAACGTCCAAGGTCTCGTCGTGTTCTTTTGCGGCTTTCTCGCCGTCCAAAACGGCGCGGGATCGACTCCACAACGACTCCATTGATCTGTAAGCGGGAGTCGGATCGCCGAACTCGGGTCGGCGGTATTTGAATGACATTAGTTTACTCCTTCATTCGAGCGCTCGTGCGGCGCAGGATGATCTTTCGAGTTCTCAGCGTTCGGGGCTTGAAGATCTTTCTCGAACGCCGCTACCAATTCAGCCACTATGCCGGATCGGACAATATGTTTGGGTTTGAATTCCACAACAGGACAATCTATCTCGTGTTTCTTACAAATATAAGAAAGCCACTCCAGACCGGAGACTTTCGTATCTCTCTGAGAAGGGTCGCCCAATAAAATCATTTTTGAGTCTTCGCCCAGACGTGTGGACAAAGCTTTTATTTCTTCCACCGTCAACTGCTGAGCCTCGTCGCATATGACAAATGAATTTTCGAAGCTCATACCGCGGATTGACTCCATCGGCTGCAACACTATTCGTTTCTTTTCCATCAAATAATTGTAATTTGCGGCGCCCAAACCGGCCAGGAGAACATTGAGAATGGGGCGAACCCAGTTCGCCATTTTATCTTCCGCAAGTCCCGGATAAGCGCCCAGCGACTTCCCGGTGGGTACGTTAGGTCTTGTGATAACTATGTA